GTTGGAACAAAAGGTTTGGTTGCATTGAGCACTTTATCGACTTCAGCTTATGTTTCCCCAGATAATCTGGCGACCATCACGCGCAATCAGGCCCGTGGTTTGGTTACTGGTGCAGGGAACTTTGTTAAAGAGATAAAATTCACGAGAGACGCGGTCAAACAGCGCCCAGTTGGAGTTGCACCCATAGGAGCTGTTAAGACTAATCTTGGGATCCTCGGACCCGGGTTAATTCCTGTCACAGATCAAATAGGGGTCTTGGCGGCTTTTGCGGGCCGTTCCATGATTTACGAAGAGCCTGAAAATTCTAACATTGAAGAGTTTATACAATTCTCTAAGGAATTTTTAGCACCTTTTATTGAAGGGACTGATTGTGTCGGGCTTGGCGACGTGGAACCGGTTGAGTTTTTCCGGCGTCATTATGCTGGGAAAAGATCACAAGATTGGATCGAAGGCCAAATTCGACAATATGAGTTTTGGGACCAAGGCTTAGGTGATATTTCATTTGACACGCATTCATGCTTTGTGAAGCTTGAAAACTCAGCCAAGAATGTTGCTGGGTCATATAGGCTTCGCCCCAGGTTGATTATGACTATGAGTCCAGTGATGCTATTTAAGTGTTGCAGGATTTTGGCCGTCATCGACAGGTGGAATCAGGGACCGTTTGGACGGTTTCAGGTCAAAGACATGGACCCAAAAGAGATGATCGAACGAATTACGGAAGTTAGTGATAAACCTCATACCGTTACTGACTATTCATCGTTCGAAAGTTCCATAATGGGCAAGATTCGTGTAATAGAAAATTTCGTGATAACTGAATTGCTAGCGAAGGCTGGTATGACAGAAACATTGCGAGATTTTGAACACTATGTCCGAGGTCCTAGAGAGTTGCGTTCGAATGGAGTCACCATGCAAATCGACTCACGGTGTAGTGGTGACCCTCATACTTCGTGTGGTAACGGCATAATCAATGTTTGTATTGCTGCTTATTGCGCGTCGAAAAAGGGGGTCTCGCTCCACACCGATTTTATCATAGCTGAAGGTGATGATGGCATCACGCCCACTGGTTTGGCTGACGATCAGCTGATTTCTACCATAGGGTTCAAGTTTTCTGATAGCGTTTCAGGATTATACTGTGGAGACACAGATTTCCTAAGACGGCGGTGGATAAACGGCAAAGTTTATCTGAACATAGGTAGGTCTCTATCCGTGTTTTGGGTTAAGCTTCGTAGCCAGTTGAGTCGTCCGAAACAGTTGTTTATTTTGAGATGCATGGGTTGTTCTTTGCATCACATGAGCCCAGGACATCCCGTGCTGTTTGCAATTGTGAACAGGATTGGGATTGAAACTGCGCGAGCAAAGAAATTTAACAACTGGTTTTTGCACATTGATATGTACAAATGGCCGGATTTTGACATCGACAATTATCCACAAAACGTCCTTTGCGATGAGTCCATGAGAGCTGAAATAGCTCTCGGAGCCATAGGCTTTCCTCCTATTTCTATACAAGATCAGATCAAACTCGAACATGAATTCATGTATGATCAAGAAATTTACATAGGAGATAAACTTAGTCATTATGACGAAGTCATGGCTTACGCGGATTCACTTATTGGCAACGACTGTCAGAATTCTATTTACTCGGAATCAATCTTAGAATTGTTCCGAATTTTTGATGCTCCTTATTAAATGGTTGTTGAGTAAGTACGTAGATAGTTATTAATATTCATATTCATATAATATATATTTATAATTATAATAGGCTGGGGTAATAGCCTTTCGAGACACGCGGGGGCGTGTTGAGATAAATACAAGAACCTGC